CCGCTGGGCTCACCCATCAGAGGTGGTGAGATCATGCACACAGGTATGATACCATTCCTGAAAAAATGGTTTGGTGATTTACGTTCATGCTCACAAGGAGGTATCCGCAATGCAAGTGCTACTGTATTCTATCCTATTTGGCATCATCAGTTTGATGATCTTATTGTACTTAAGAACAACCAAGGAACAGAAGAAACCCGAGTCCGTCATATGGATTATGGGGTTGTGCTTAGTGCTTTCTTCTGGAGACGATTTAAAAACAAAGAACAAATAACATTCTTTGATCCCAACGAAGTACCGGATCTGTATGAAGCTTTTTACTCAAACACTGAACTGTTTGAAGAACTGTATGTCAAGTACGAAAAACGCAAGGACTTGCGTACAAAAACCATGGCAGCAGAAGAAGTGTTCAAGTCGGGCATATTAAAAGAGCGTACAGACACAGGACGTATCTATCTTGTGTTCATTGACAACGTGATGAAGCAAGGACCATTTGATCCTGAATATCATACCATTTACCAGAGTAATCTTTGCTGTGAAATACTTTTACCTACTAAGTCCTTTAAACGTCTGGATGACGATAGCGGTCGTATCGCACTTTGCACCCTGGGCTCAATCAATTGGGGTGCGTTCCGCAATCCAGAAGACATGCGCCGTGCTTGCCGTATACTGCATCGTAGCCTCAACAACATTCTTGACTATCAAGACTTTCTTTCCATCCAGTCTAAACTATCCAACGACGAAATCAGACCACTGGGAATCGGAGTCACCAACCTTGCCTACTGGCACGCCAAACGTGGATTCAACTACGGAGAGCGAGACTCCTTGGCTGAAGTCAAGACGTGGATGGAACATCAAGCCTACTACCTGACAGAAATGTCAGTAGAACTGGCTAAAGAACGTGGTCGTTGTGTAGACTCAGACCGAACACGCTACGGCCAAGGTGTGTTTCCTTGGGAACTACGTGCCAAAGGTGTGAACGAACTTGCAGACTTTACACCAGAACTGAACTGGGAAAGCCTACGTGCAGAAATGCGCAGTTATGGTGTTCGCAATGCAACATCAATGGCCATTGCTCCTGTGGAGTCAAGCTCAGTTGTGATCAATTCAACCAATGGGATTGAAATGCCCATGAGTTTAATCTCAGTTAAGGAAAGCAAAGCAGGATCATTAACACAGGTTGTGCCCGAGTATCACAAGTTGAAAAACAAGTATCAACAGATGTGGGCACAAAAAGACTGCGATGGTTACTTGAAAACAGCGGCGGTGTTGGCAGCCTATGTTGACCAAAGTATCAGCACAAACACATTTTACAATCCGGCACACTTTGCTGATCGCAAAGTTCCTACAACCCTGATTGCTCGGAACTTGATGCAGGCACATTACTGGGGACTGAAGACATTCTACTACAGCCTGATCAACAAAGCAGGCAGTAAGATGAAGGCCGAAGATGAAGCAGTCGCACCATTGGATGAAATTGATTTTGATCTCGATGAAGACTGCGAATCATGCAAACTATGAACAGCGTTGAAAAAATCTGGGCCCGGGCTACAGGACACTTGATGGGAGAATCAGATCATGATCGCCCTGATGTGCCTATCTTGACACTGCAAGAAGCCCGAATAGCCTTGTTCTTCAAAACGTTTTGGGTTATAATACATATTATAACTTGTGGCTTTATTATAGCCAACACAATTAGACACTGGTAATACAATGAGCCAAGCACAATACAATTTAAAAACAAAAACAGACTACCTCAATCGTAAGATGTTCCTGGACCCAGCAGGTCCGGTTACCATCCAACGCTTTGAAGAAGTCAAGTACAACAAGATTGCCAAGTACGAGCAAGAAGCACGTGGATTTTTTTGGGTACCAGAAGAAATTTCCCTGACCAAAGACTCACAAGACTTTAAAGATGCGTCGGATACTGTCAAGCACATCTTTACATCAAACTTGTTACGTCAAACAGCACTAGATAGTTTACAAGGTCGTGGTCCAAGTCAAATCTTTACACCAGTGGTATCATTGCCTGAACTAGAAGCATTGGTCTATAACTGGACATTTTTTGAAACCAATATCCATAGTCGCAGTTACAGCCACATCATTCGCAACATCTACAATGTGCCCAAGGAAATGTTCAACACAATCCACGACACCAAAGAAATTGTTGATATGGCTTCGAGTGTAGGCATGTACTATGATCGACTACACATGATCAACTGCCGTAAAGAACTGTTAGAAGACTTTCCCGAGCGTGAACATATCAAAGCAATTTGGATGGCTCTACATGCGTCATACGCATTGGAAGCATTCCGCTTCATGGTATCGTTTGCCACAAGCCTTGCCATGGTAGAGAACAAGATTTTCATTGGCAACGGCAACATCATTCAGTTGATCCTACAAGATGAAATCTTGCATAAAGAATGGACTGGTTGGATGATCAATCAAGTGGTGAAAGAAGATCCACGCTTTGCCGCCATCAAAGGTGAATGCGAAGCAGAAGTGTATCAACTGTACATGGATGTTATTCGTGAAGAAAAAGAATGGGCAGAATACCTGTTCAAACATGGTCCGGTGATTGGACTCAATGCCAACATCCTGCGTGATTTTGTGGACTACACTGCCGCTGCCGCATTGAAAGAAATTGGTATTAAATATCTAGCACCTGCTCCCAAGAGCACACCGATTCCTTGGTTTAACAAACACGTCAACACATCGAACAAACAAACTGCACTGCAGGAGAACGAGTCGACTAACTATGTTATTGGCATCATGAGTGACACGTTAGATTACGATGAACTGCCAAATTTATAAAATAAAAGGAAAAATATGAAAGCAACTGTATGGAGTAAAGATCAATGCCCCTATTGCGACCAAGCAAAAGCATTGTTAAAGAAAAACGGCATTGAGTTTGAAGAACGTAATGTAAGTAAAGATTGGACCCGAGAACACCTATTAGAAGCAGTACCAACTGCCAGAACCGTGCCGCAAATATTTTTAGATGATAGACTTGTTGGCGGATTTACAGAACTTAAAAAGTTATTTGAACAGGAAAACGCTGTTGGCTACGGCGATGGAGTATTATAATATGTTATTTGACAAAGGTGCCTCAGTAGGTGAAGTGGTGACACTAAAACTAACGTCTGGCGAAGAGCTAATTGGAAAATTAGTGGAAGAAACTGATGCACACTACAAGCTATCACGCCCAATGGTGATTGCCATGGGTGCTCAAGGCCCAGGTCTAATGCCCTACTTGTTCACAGTGAGCCCAGACAAAGATATTAAATTGTCAAAAAGCACAGTTACAGTGGTTGCGGTCACAGACAAAATGTTTGCTGATCAGTTTATACAAAGCACCACTGGCATCAAACTGGTGTAAATTGCTGGATAAATAATTGACAAGAACGGAACAACATGCCAGCAGTACAAAGACAAGGTGATACAAACTCTGAAGGCGGTGCAGCCAAAGTGGGTGTGGCCTCAGTACGAGTCAATGGCAAGCCTATTGTGGTTGATGGCACAGGCGTTTCGGCTCATGCCCCGTGGCCTCAACGTAGAAATAACCCGCATCCACCACATGCTGCCGCAAGCACTGCTGGTGGTAGTGGCACAGTACGTGCTGGTGGAAAACCTGTTGTCAGAACTGGCAATGTTGACACCTGCGGACATGCACGAACAGGCGGCAGTCCAGATGTAAGGGCAGGATAATGGCTGGATCATTATCTGCGCTACAACTACAGGCAGCCGCCGGTTTATTTCAAAATCAAGGCTATATTGTTAATGCAAATTTAACTGCAAATGTCACTGCATATACCTCAACTGCATTGTTGACTCCGTTGATAAATGCCATGTTGGCAGCTCCTGGAAATTTAACTGCAAATACACAAGTGCTTCTTCAGACATTTGCAGGAAATGTTGGGAATAGTTGTCCAGCATTGGCCGATTCAATTGTACTTGGAACAGTTGACATTGTTCCATTCAGCAATACTTCTCCGGGCATGTCGGGCGTGATTACACTGACTGCAGACGCATATATGGGCAATGGCGATCTTAGTAAATTTACACAAACTTTTGTTCAAACAAACAGCTATTGTTCAACTGTAAATAGTTTTATCAACAGTGCAGTAAACGCTAACA